AGTGAAATACCTCCCTTTTGTGGATTTATCTGTTTGTCGACTTTTTGTGTTGGTGGTGAGTGTTGTGCAGCCTGAGCTTCCTGATAGTCGTGACTGGTGTGATGAGACTAGGCGTTGGTGGCGTGTGTGGGGTGAGGATTCGCGTGCGCAGTACGTGTCTGATGAGGAGTGGCTGTTTCTCCTTGATGCTGCTGTGATTCATGATTGTGTGTGGCGTGAGGGTCGTGCGGATTTGGTGGCTTCGCTTCGTGCTCATGTGAAGGTTTTTATGGGCATGTTGGATCGTTATTCGGTTGATGTGGCGTCTGGTGGCCGTGGTAATGGTTCGGCTGTGGCGATGATTGACCGGTATAGGAAGCGTAAGGGGGCCTGATTAGGTGTCTGGTGTTGTTGGGTCTCAGGTTCCTCGTCATCGTGTGGCTGCGGCGTATTCGGTGACTGCTGGCGGTGATGCTGGCGAGCTTGGGAGGGCGTATGGGCTTTCGCCTGATCCGTGGCAGCAGCAGGTGTTGGATGATTGGCTTGCAGTCGGGGCGAATGGTCGTCTGGCTTCGGGTGTGTGTGGGGTGTTTGTGCCTCGGCAGAATGGCAAGAACGCGATCCTTGAGGTTGTGGAGTTGTTTAAGGCGACTATTCAGGGTCGCCGTATTTTGCATACTGCTCACGAGTTGAAGTCGGCTCGTAAGGCGTTTATGCGGTTGCGTTCGTTTTTTGAGAATGAGCGGCAGTTTCCTGACTTGTATCGTATGGTGAAGTCGATTCGTGCAACGAATGGCCAGGAGGCTATTGTGTTGCATCATCCGGATTGTGCCACGTTTGAGAAGAAGTGTGGCTGTCCGGGTTGGGGTTCGGTTGAGTTTGTGGCTCGTAGCCGTGGTTCTGCTCGCGGTTTTACGGTTGATGATTTGGTGTGTGATGAGGCTCAGGAGTTGTCGGATGAGCAGTTGGAGGCTTTGCTTCCTACTGTGTCTGCTGCTCCTTCTGGTGATCCGCAGCAGATTTTCCTTGGCACGCCGCCGGGGCCGTTGGCTGATGGTTCGGTGGTGCTTCGTTTGCGCGGTCAGGCGCTTGGCGGCGGTAAAAGGATTGCGTGGACGGAGTTTTCGATTCCTGACGAGTCTGATCCGGAGGATGTGTCGCGGCAGTGGCGGAAGTTGGCGGGGGATACGAATCCTGCGCTGGGTCGTCGTCTGAATTTTGGGACAGTCTCGGATGAGCATGAGTCGATGTCTGCTGCCGGTTTTGCTCGGGAGCGTCTTGGCTGGTGGGATCGTGGCCAGTCTGCTACGTCTGTGATACCGGCTGATAAGTGGGCTCAGTCGGCGGTGGATGAGGCGAGTCTGGTTGGCGGTAAAGTGTTTGGTGTCTCGTTTTCTCGTTCTGGGGATCGGGTTGCTTTAGCGGGTGCCGGCAAGACTGATGCTGGGGTTCATGTTGAGGTTATTGATGGGCTGTCGGGAACGATTGTTGACGGTGTTGGTCAGCTGGCTGATTGGTTGGCGTTGCGTTGGGGTGACACGGAAAAGATTATGGTTGCCGGTTCGGGTGCTGTGTTGTTGCAGAAGGCTTTGACGGATCGTGGTGTGCCGGGTCGGGGTGTGGTGGTTGCCGATACTGGGGTGTATGTGGAGGCGTGTCAGGCGTTTTTGGAGGCTATTCGTTCTGGGAATGTTTCTCATCCTCGTGCTGATTCTCGCCGTGACATGTTGGAGATTGCTGTGAGGTCGGCGGTTCAGAAGCGTAAGGGATCCGCTTGGGGTTGGGGTTCCACGTTTAAGGATGGTTCTGAGGTTCCTTTGGAGGCTGTTTCGTTGGCGTATCTTGGTGTGAAGATGGCGAAGGTTAGGCGGCGTGAACGGTCGGGTAGGAAGCGGGTGTCTGTGGTATGAACGTGGATGAGTTGGCTCTGATTGAGGGCATGTTTGATCGTATTAAGAGGTTGTCTTCGTGGCATTGTCGCATTGAGGGCTACTATGAGGGCTCTAGCCGGGTGCGTGATTTGGGGGTGGCTATTCCTCCTGAGTTGCAGCGTGTGCAAACGGTTGTGTCGTGGCCTGGTATAGCTGTGGATGCTCTGGAGGAGCGTCTTGATTGGCTTGGCTGGACTAATGGTGACGGCTACGGCCTGGATGGCGTGTATGCTGCGAATCGGCTTGCTACGGCGTCGTGTGATGTGCATTTGGATGCGCTGATTTTTGGTTTGTCGTTTGTGGCTGTTATTCCCCAGGATGATGGGTCGGTGTTGGTTCGTCCGCAGTCTCCGAAGAATTGTACGGGCAAGTTTTCTGCCGATGGGTCGCGTTTGGATGCGGGTTTGGTGGTTCAGACGACTTGTGATCCTGAGGTGGTTGAGGCGGAGCTTTTGCTGCCTGATGTGATTGTTCAGGTGGAGCGGCGGGGTTCGCGTGAGTGGGTTGAGACGGGCCGTATTGAGAATGCGCTTGGTGCGGTTCCGCTTGTGCCTATCGTGAATCGGCGCAGGACGTCTCGTATTGATGGGCGCTCCGAGATTACGAGGTCTATTCGTGCCTACACTGATGAGGCTGTTCGCACGCTGCTTGGGCAGTCTGTGAATCGTGACTTCTATGCCTACCCGCAAAGGTGGGTTACGGGTGTTTCTGCTGACGAGTTTTCTCAGCCTGGCTGGGTGTTGTCGATGGCTTCTGTGTGGGCTGTTGATAAGGATGATGATGGTGATACCCCGAATGTGGGGTCGTTTCCTGTCAATAGTCCTACCCCGTATTCTGATCAGATGCGATTGTTGGCGCAGTTGACTGCTGGGGAGGCTGCTGTTCCTGAGCGTTATTTCGGGTTTATTACGTCTAATCCTCCGTCGGGTGAGGCTTTGGCTGCCGAGGAGTCGAGGCTTGTGAAGCGTGCTGAGCGGCGTCAAACATCGTTTGGTCAGGGCTGGCTGTCGGTTGGTTTTTTGGCTGCCAAGGCGCTCGATTCGAGTGTTAACGAGGCGGACTTTTTTGGTGATGTTGGGTTGCGTTGGCGTGATGCTTCGACGCCGACGAGGGCGGCTACGGCTGATGCTGTGACGAAGCTTGTGGGTGCCGGTATTTTGCCGGCTGACAGTTGTACGGTGTTGGAGATGTTGGGTTTGGATGATGGCCAGGTGAATGCGATTGTGGAGCATCGGCGTGAGTCGGGTGACCCTTTGGCTGCATTGGCGGGGGCTATTGCTCGGCAGACGAACGAGGTATGATAGGCGATGGCTTCGGGTGTTGCGTCGAGGTTGGCTGCTACCGGGTATCAGCGTGAGGCGATTCGTTTTGCCGGGAAATACGCTGGGTATTATTCTGAGCTTGGCCGTTTGTGGCGTTCTGGGAAGATGAGTGACACACAGTATGTGCGTTTGTGTGTGGAGTTGGAGCGTGCCGGCCATGACGGTTCAGCAGCTATGGCAGCCAAATTCGTGTCGGATTTTCGCCGGTTGAACGGTGTCGATCCTGGTTTGATCGTGTATGACGAGTTTGATGCGGCCGCCGCGTTGGCTAGGTCGTTTTCGACTATGAAGATTCTTAAGAGCGACCCGGATAGGGCGAATGACACGATCGATGCGATGGCGGTGGGTGTTCATCGGGCAGTGTTGAATGCTGGTCGTGATACGGTTGAGTGGTCTGCGGGTGTGCAGGGTAGGTCGTGGCGTCGTGTCACTGATGGTGATCCGTGCGCTTTCTGTGCAATGCTTGCCACACGCAGCGACTATACGACCAAAGAAAGGGCACTCACTACCGGTCATACTCGGCGTCATAAGCGTGGTAGTAAGCGTCCGCTTGGTTCGAAGTATCATGATCATTGCGGGTGCACGGTGGTGGAGGTTGTGGGGCCGTGGGAGCCCAATAAAGCAGATACGCAGTACCAGAAAACGTATGAGAAGGCTCGTGAGTGGGTTGATGATCATGGTTTGTCGCAGTCACCTAGCAATATTTTGAAGGCTATGCGTACTGTTGGCGGCATGAGATGATGGTTTCCGGTTGTGCATCGCCGGTTATCGGTGCACGGGTTGTCTCCCGCACGGGGGTCAGCAAGTTAGTGTTGTTTTCCGCAAGGAGTAAAAGGTTAGGCTATGGCCGATCAAAACATTGAAGAACAAAACGTCAACAATAATGAAGATGAGGTTCCCGAAAAGGGTGATGTTGTTGACACGGTAAAGGATGATCAAAGTAGGCAGACTGGCGATCAGTCGAAGAATGAAGGCGGTGGTAAGCCGTCTGGGACTGATTGGAAGGCGGAGGCTCGCAAATGGGAGTCTCGTGCTAAAAGCAATTTTGCTGAGCTAGAGAAGCTTCGCTCCACCGATGATAATTCAGAGTCTACTATTGATGGTCTTCGTCGTAAAAACGAGGAACTCGAGAGTAGGCTGAATGAGCTTGTTTTGGAGGGTGTGAAGCGTGAGGTGGCCACCGAGCATGGCCTCTCGGCTGATGCTGTAGCTTTTCTGTCTGGTGGTGATCGTGAGTCGCTTGCCGAGTCTGCTAAAGCCCTTAAGGGGCTGATTGACCATAGTGGTAGTGGTGGCGCGGGTGTGCGCCGTCTTGCGGGGAGTGCCCCCGTGACTGATGAGAAGCATCGCGAGGGTGTCGCTTTCGTGGATGCTTTAGTAAACAATTCTAGGAGATGATTTATCATGGCTGACGATTTTCTTTCTGCAGGGAAGCTTGAGCTTCCTGGTTCTATGATTGGTGCGGTTCGTGACCGTGCTATCGATTCTGGTGTGCTTGCTAAGCTTTCGCCTGAGCAGCCGACTATTTTCGGGCCTGTGAAGGGTGCCGTGTTTTCGGGTGTTCCTCGCGCCAAGATTGTTGGTGAGGGCGAGGTTAAGCCGTCTGCTTCTGTTGATGTTTCTGCGTTTACTGCGCAGCCTATCAAGGTTGTGACTCAGCAGCGTGTCTCTGACGAGTTTATGTGGGCTGACGCCGATTACCGTCTGGGTGTGCTTCAGGATCTGATTTCCCCGGCTCTGGGTGCCTCGATTGGTCGCGCTGTCGATCTTATTGCTTTCCATGGTGTTGATCCGGCTACGGGTATGCCGGCTGCTGCTGTCAAGGTGTCGCTGGATAAGACGTCGAAGACGGTTGATGCTACGGATTCCGCCACGACCGATCTGGTCAAGGCTGTCGGCCTTATCGCTGGTGCTGGTTTGCAGGTTCCTAACGGTGTCGCCCTGGATCCGGCGTTCTCGTTTGCCATGTCTACCGAGGTGTATCCGAAGGGGTCTCCGCTTGCCGGTCAGCCGATGTATCCTGCCGCCGGGTTTGCTGGCCTGGATAATTGGCGTGGCCTGAATGTTGGTTCTTCTTCGACGGTTTCGGGTGCCCCCGAGATGTCGCCTGCCTCTGGTGTGAAGGCTCTTGTTGGTGATTTCTCGCGTGTTCACTGGGGGTTCCAGCGTAACTTCCCGATCGAGCTGATCGAGTATGGCGATCCGGATCAGACTGGCCGCGATCTTAAGGGCCATAACGAGGTTATGGTTCGCGCCGAGGCAGTCCTGTATGTGGCTATCGAGTCTCTGGATTCGTTTGCTGTTGTGAAGGAGAAGGCCGCCCCGAAGCCTAATCCTCCGGCCGAGAACTGATTTATTGTTGCGGTGATATGTACATGTGCAGGGGGTGGTGTTGATGGGTATCATTTTGAGGCCTGAGGATATTGAGCCTTTCGCCGATATTCCTAAAGATAAGCTTGAGGCGATGATCGCCGATGTGGAGGCTGTGGCTGTCAGTGTCGCCCCCTGTATCGCTAAACCGGATTTCAAATACAAGGATGCTGCTAAGGCGATTCTTCGTCGTGCTTTGTTGCGCTGGAATGATACTGGCGTGTCTGGTCAGGTGCAGTACGAGTCGGCGGGCCCGTTTGCTCAGACTACACGGTCTAATACTCCCACGAATTTGTTGTGGCCTTCCGAGATTGCCGCGTTGAAGAAGCTGTGTGAGGGGAATAGTGGGGCTGGTAAAGCGTTCACTATCACCCCCACTATTAATAGTAGATATGCACATTCTGAGGTGTGTTCTACTGTGTGGGGTGAGGGCTGTTCGTGCGGTTCTGATATTAACGGCTACGATGGCCCTTTGTGGGAGATATGATATGACTAGTTTTCCTTATGGTGAAACGGTTGTGATGCTTCGGCCGACTGTTCGTGCCGATGATCTTGGCGACAAGGTTGAGGATTGGGGGCATCCTGTAGAAACCGTGTACCATAATGTGGCCATCTATGCTTCTGTTTCGCAGGAGGATGAGGCGGCAGGCCGTGACTCTGACTATGAGCATTGGACACTGCTGTTCAAGCAGCCTGTCAACGGTGCCGGTTATCGTTGCAGGTGGCGTATTCGGGGTGTTGTGTGGGAGGCTGACGGGTCGCCTATGGTGTGGCATCATCCGATGTCTGGCTGGAATGCGGGTACGCAGATTAATGTGAAGCGCAAGAAGGGCTGATAGGTAGTGGCTCAGGATGTGAATGTGAAGCTGAACTTGCCGGGTATTCGTGAGGTGTTGAAGTCTCCTGGGGTGCAGGCTATGTTGGCTAAGCGTGGCGAGAGGGTTAGGCGTGCCGCATCGGCGAATGTGGGCGGTAATGCTTTCGATAGGGCCCAATACCGTAATGGTTTGTCGTCTGAGGTGCAGGTTCACCGTGTTGAGGCTGTGGCGAGGATTGGCACCACTTATAGGGGTGGGAAGCGTATTGAGGCGAAGCATGGCACGCTGGCTAGGTCGATTGGGGCTGCGTCGTGATCATTTACGGTGACCCAAGAGTTTGGGCTAAACGCGTTTTGGCTGATGATGGCTGGCTGTCTGATATATCCTGTACCGGGACCGTGCCTGACCAGTTTGAGGGTGACCTGATTTGGTTGGCGTTGGATGGTGGTCCACAGTTGCACGTCCGCGAGCAGGTGTTTCTCAGGGTGAATGTTTTCTCCGATACACCTGATCGGGCTATGAGCCTGTCGAGGCGTGTTGAGGCTGTTCTTTGTGATGGTGTGGACGGTGACCCGGTGGTGCATTGTAAGAGATCTACCGGTCCGGATCTTTTGGTGGATGGTGCACGTTTTGATGTGTATTCGCTGTTCGAGCTGATATGTAGGCCTGTCGAATCTGAGTAAACGTATTTGTTTTCTATATTTTGTTTTTGTTTGATTATTTTTGGGGGTTGTGATGGCTGCTACACGTAAAGCGTCTAATGTTCGCTCTGCTGTTACTGGTGACGTCTATATTGGTGACGCTCACGCCGGTGACACTATTGATGGTGTTGGGAAGATTCCTGACGGTCTTACCGCTTTAGGCTATCTGTCGGATGACGGGTTTAAGATTAAGCCTGAGCGTAAAACGGATGATTTGAAGGCTTGGCAGAATGCGGATGTTGTTCGTACTGTGGCTACAGAGTCGTCTATCGAGATTTCTTTTCAGCTGATCGAGTCTAAGAAAGAGGTCATTGAACTGTTTTGGCAGTCGAAGGTTACTGCCGGATCCGATTCTGGTTCGTTCGATATTTCTCCTGGTGCCACTACAGGTGTTCACGCCCTGTTGATGGATATTGTGGATGGCGATCAGGTTATCCGCTACTATTTTCCTGAGGCTGAGCTTGTTGATCGTGACGAGATTAAGGGCAAGAATGGCGAGGTTTACGGGTATGGTGTGACGTTGAAGGCGTATCCTGCCCAGATTAATAAGAAGGGTGATGCGGTGTCTGGTCGGGGGTGGATGACGGCTTTAAAAGCTGATACTCCTCCGGTTCCTCCTTCTCCGAAGCCTCCGAAGCCTGAGCCGGATCCGAATCCGCCATCCGATAACTGATACACTATTTTAGGGGATTGTTGATAGATGAGTGACACAGGTTACACGCTGAAGATTGGTGACCGTAGCTGGATGTTGGCGGATGCGGAGGAGACGGCTCAGGCTGTTCCTGCCCGCGTTTTTCGCCGTGCCGCCAGGATTGCCCAGTCGGGTGAGTCTGCGGATTTCGCCCAGGTTGAGGTGATGTTTTCTATGTTGGAGGCTGCCGCCCCAGCGGATGCTGTTGAGGCTTTGGAGGGGCTTCCTATGGTTCGTGTGGCGGAGATTTTCCGTGAGTGGATGGAATACAAGCCGGACGGTAAAGGGGCTTCCCTGGGGGAATAGTTTGGCTCCACGGCCTGATTGATGATTATCGTGGGGCCATCGAATATGATTGGAGGACCCGGTTCGGTTGCTCGGTTTATGATGTTGGTGGCCCGATAATGTGTTGGGGTGAGGCTGTCCGGCTGGCTGGCGTGTTGTGTACCGATACGTCTAGCCAGTTGGCGGCCCACCTGAATGGTTGGCAGCGCCCGTTTGAGTGGTGTGAGTGGGCGGTGTTGGACATGTTGGATCATTACAGGTCTGCTAATAGTGAGGGGCAGCCGGAGCCTGTGGCGAGGCCGACTGATGAGCGTCGGGCGAGGTTTACGTCGTCTCAGGTGGACAATATTTTGGCGCGTGTTCGTGCCGGTGGCGGGGTGTCTCGCGAGATTAATATTATGGGGTGAATAGTGTATGTCTGGTGAGATTGCTTCCGCATATGTGTCTTTGTATACGAAGATGCCTGGTTTGAAATCGGATGTTGGTAAACAGCTTTCCGGGGTGATGCCTGCGGAGGGTCAGCGTTCGGGTAGTCTTTTTGCTTCCGGGATGAAGCTGGCTTTGGGTGGCGCCGCAATGATGGGTGCCATCAATGTTGCCAAGAAGGGCCTCAAGTCTATCTATGATGTGACTATTGGTGGCGGTATTGCTCGCGCTATGGCTATCGATGAGGCCCAGGCTAAGTTGACTGGTTTGGGTCACACGTCTTCTGATACGTCTTCGATTATGAATTCGGCTATTGAGGCTGTGACGGGTACTTCGTATGCGTTGGGGGATGCGGCGTCTACTGCTGCGGCGTTGTCGGCTTCTGGTGTTAAGTCTGGCGGGCAGATGACTGATGTGTTGAAGACTGTCGCGGATGTGTCTTATATTTCGGGTAAGTCGTTTCAGGATACGGGCGCTATTTTTACGTCTGTTATGGCTCGTGGTAAGCTGCAGGGCGATGACATGTTGCAGCTTACTATGGCGGGTGTTCCTGTGTTGTCCCTGTTGGCTCGGCAGACGGGTAAAACGTCGGCTGAGGTGTCGCAGATGGTGTCGAAGGGGCAGATTGATTTTGCTACGTTTGCGGCTGCGATGAAGCTTGGTATGGGTGGTGCTGCGCAGGCGTCTGGTAAGACGTTTGAGGGCGCTATGAAGAATGTTAAGGGCGCCTTGGGTTATCTGGGTGCTACGGCTATGGCGCCGTTTCTTAACGGGTTGCGGCAGATTTTTGTTGCGTTGAATCCGGTTATTAAGTCTGTCACGGATTCTGTGAAGCCTATGTTTGCGTCTGTTGATCAGGGTATTCAGCGTGTGATGCCGTCTATTTTGGCGTGGATTAATCGTATGCCGGGCATGATCACGAGAATGAATGCACGGATGCGCGCCAAGGTGGAGCAGTTGAAGAGCATTTTTGCTAGGTTGCATTTGCCTGTCCCTAAAGTGAATTTGGGTGCCATGTTTGCTGGCGGCACCGCAGTGTTTGGTATTGTTGCTGCGGGTGTTGGGAAGCTTGTTGCAGGGTTTGCCCCGTTGGCGGTTGCGTTGAAGAATTTGCTACCATCGTTTGGTGCTTTGAAGGGTGCCGCTGGCGGCCTGGGGGGCGTGTTTCGCGCCCTGGGTGGCCCTGTTGGTATTGTGATCGGCTTGTTTGCGGCCATGTTTGCTACGAACGCCCAGTTCCGTGCCGCGGTGATGCAGCTTGTGGGTGTTGTCGGTCAGGCGTTGGGCCAGATCATGGCGGCTGTGCAGCCACTGTTTGGTTTGGTGGCTGGTGTTGTGGCCCAGTTGGCGCCAGTGTTCGGCCAGATTATTGGTTTGGTTGCTGGTTTGGCTGCCCAGCTTGTGCCTTTGATTAGTATGCTTGTTGCCCGGCTGGTTCCTGTGATTACGCAGATTATTGGTGCGGTGACGCAGGTTGCTGCCATGCTGCTGCCAGCACTTATGCCAGTGTTGCAGGCTGTTGTTGCTGTGATACGGCAGGTTGTTGGTGTGATCATGCAGTTGGTTCCGGTTTTGATGCCGGTGGTTCAGCAGATTTTGGGTGCTGTCATGTCTGTTCTGCCGCCGATTATCGGCCTTATCCGGTCGTTGATGCCAGTCATCATGTCGATTATGCGTGTGGTTGTTCAGGTTGTTGGTACCGTGCTACAGGTGGTGGCCCGCATTATTCCGGTTGTGATGCCGATTGTTACGGCTGTGATCGGGTTTGTTGCACGTATTTTGGGTGCTGTCGTGTCTGCTGCCGCCCGCATTATTGGGGCTGTTGCCCGTGTTGTTGGATGGGTTGTGAGCCGTCTGGTGTCGGGTTTGGCGCGTATGGGTTCGGTTATTCAGGCTGGCTGGAATCATATTAGAGCGTTTACGTCTGCGTTTATTAACGGTTTCAAGTCGATCATTTCTGGCGGCGTGAATGCTGTTGTGGGGTTTTTTGCCCGGCTTGGTTCTTCGGTTGCCTCCCATGTGAGGTCCGGGTTTAACGCGGCCCGTGGTGCTGTTTCTGCGGCGATGAATGCGATTCGGAGTATTGTGTCTTCGGTGGCGTCTGCTGTTGGCGGGTTTTTCGGCTCGATGGCGTCTAGGGTTCGTAGTGGTGCTGTGCGCGGCTTTAATGGGGCTAGGAATGCGGCATCTTCTGCTATGCATGCTATGGGGTCTGCGGTGTCCAATGGTGTGCATGGTGTGCTAGGGTTTTTCCGGAATCTGCCCGGCAATATTAGGCGTGCGCTTGGTAATATGGGCTCCTTGTTAGTGTCTGCCGGCCGTGACGTGGTGTCTGGTTTAGGTAATGGTATCCGGAATGCTATGAGCGGCCTGCTGGATACGGTGCGTAACATGGGTTCCCAGATTGCGAATGCTGCTAAATCGGTGTTGGGTATTCATTCGCCGTCCAGGGTGTTTCGTGACCAGGTTGGCCGGCAGGTTGTTGCCGGTTTGGCTGAGGGGATTACTGGTAATGCTGGTTTGGCGTTGGATGCAATGTCTGGTGTGGCTGGACGGCTTCCGGATGCTGTTGATGCCCGGTTTGGTGTGCGTTCGTCTGTGGGCTCGTTTACCCCGTATGGCAGGTATCAGCGTATGAGCGAGAAGAGTGTTGTGGTGAATGTTAACGGCCCGACGTATGGGGATCCTAACGAGTTTGCTAAGCGGATTGAGCGGCAGCAGCGTGACGCGTTGAACGCGTTAGCCTACATGTGATATAGGGGAGGATGTTGGGTATGTTTATTCCTAACCCGTCTGATCGTTCGGGTTTGACTGTTACTTGGTCTATGTTGCCGTTGATTGGTAATGATCCGGAGCGTGTGCTTCATTTGACGGATTATACGGGTGCGTCTCCTGTCATGTTGTTGAATGATTCGTTGCGTGGTTTGGGTGTTCCTGAGGTGGAGCATTTTTCTCAAACTCATGTTGGGGTGCACGGATCGGAGTGGCGCGGGTTTAATGTGAAGCCTCGCGAGGTGACGTTGCCTGTTCTGGTGTCGGGTGTTGACCCGGATCCGGATGGCGGGTTTCGTGACGGTTTTTTGAAGGCGTATGACGAGTTGTGGTCTGCTTTTCCTCCTGGCGAGGTGGGGGAGTTGTCTGTGAAGACTCCTGCCGGCATTGAGCGTGTGCTAAGGTGTCGGTTTGATTCGGTGGATGATACGTTTACGGTTGATCCGGTGAACAGGGGTTATGCCCGCTATGTGATTCGTTTGACAGCTTATGACCCGTTTTGGTATGGGGATGAGCAAAAGTTTCGTTTTAGTAACGCGAAGTTGCAGGATTGGTTGGGTGGCGGCCCTGTTAATAAGAAGGGTACCGCTTTTCCGGTGGTGTTGACGCCTGGTGTTGGTTCGGGTTGGGATAACCTGTCGAATAAGGGTGATGTGCCTGCGTGGCCTGTGATTCGTGTTGAGGGTCCGTTGGATTCGTGGTCTGTGCAGATTGATGGTTTGCGTGTGTCATCAGACTATCCTGTCGAGGAGTTTGATTGGATTACTATTGATACGGATCCTCGTAAACAGTCTGCATTGTTGAACGGGTTTGAGGATGTGATGGATCGTTTAAAGGAGTGGGAGTTTGCGCCTATCCCGCCTGGCGGTTCTAAGAGTGTGAATATTGAGATGGTTGGTTTGGGTGCCATTGTTGTGTCGGTGCAGTACAGGTTTTTGAGGGCTTGGTGAGTAGTTGATGGCTGGTCTTGTCCCGCAGATAACATTGTTTACGCCGGATTATCATCGTGTGGCGCCTATCAATTTTTTTGAGTCGCTGAAGTTGTCGTTGAAGTGGAATGGTTTGTCTACGCTGGAGTTGGTGGTGTCGGGTGATCATTCCAGGCTTGACGGGTTGACGAGGCCGGGTGCACGGCTTGTTGTTGATTATGGTGGGGCCCAGATTTTTTCTGGGCCTGTGCGTAAAGTGCATGGTGTGGGGCCTTGGCGGTCTTCGCGGGTGACTATCACGTGTGAGGATGATATTCGCCTGTTGTGGCGTATGTTGATGTGGCCTGTGAATTATCGCCCCGGCTTGGTGGGTTCGGAGTGGCGTGCGGACCGGGATTATGCCCACTATTCGGGTGCGGCGGAGTCGGTTGCTAAGCAGGTGTTGGGGGATAATGCTTGGCGTTTTCCGCCTGGTTTGTTTATGACCGATGATGAGCGTCGTGGACGCTATATTAAGGATTTTCAGGCCCGGTTTCACGTATTTGCCGATAAACTGTTGCCGGTGTTGTCGTGGGCTCGTATGACTGTCACGGTGAACCAGTTTGAGAATGCGAAGTTTGATCAGCGTGGTTTGGTGTTTGATTGTGTGCCTGCGGTGACGCGTAGCCATGTGTTGACGTCCGAGTCGGGGTCGATTGTGTCGTGGGAGTATGTGCGTGACGCCCCGAAGGCTACTTCGGTGGTTGTTGGTGGCCGCGGCGAGGGCAAAGATCGGCTGTTTTGTGAGGATGTTGATTCGATGGCCGAGGATGACTGGTTTGATCGTGTCGAGGTGTTTAAGGATGCCCGTAACACGGATTCTGAGAAGGTGTCTCTTTACGATGAGGCCGAGCAGGTGTTGTCGGAATCACAGGCCACGTCTGGGTTTAAGATCGAGTTGACCGAGTCGGATGTGTTGCGTTTTGGGCCTGGCAGCCTGATGCCTGGGGATTTGATTTATGTTGATGTGGGTTCTGGCCCTATTGCGGAGATTGTTCGGCAGATTGATGTGGAGTGTGATTCGCCTGGTGACGGCTGGACGAAGGTGACACCGGTTGCGGGGGATTATGAGGATAATCCGTCGGCGTTGTTGGCTCGCCGTGTGGCTGGTTTGGCTGCGGGTGTGCGGGATTTGCAAAAATTCTAGAAAAGATTAGGGGTTTGTTGTGGGTATTGTGTGCAAAGGTTTTGATGGTGTGTTGACCGAGTATGATTGGGCTCAAATGTCTGGTCTGATGGGTAATATGCCGTCTGTGAAAGGGCCGGACGATTTTCGTGTCGGCACTACAGTTCAGGGTGCCACGGTGTTGTGTGAGGTTTTGCCGGGGCAGGCTTGGGCGCACGGGGTGATGTGTACTTCGAATAGTGTTGAGACGGTGACGGGCCAGCTTCCGGGCCCTGGCGAGACGAGATACGACTATGTGGTGTTGTCTCGGGATTGGGAGCAGAATACGGCCCGGTTGGAGATTGTTCCTGGGGGTCGTGCGGAGCGTGCCCGTGACGTGTTGAGGGCCGAGCCTGGCGTGTTTCATCAGCAGTTGTTGGCGACTTTGGTGGTGTCGTCTAACGGGTTGCAGCAGCAGCTGGATAGGCGTGCCGTGGCGGCCCGTGTGGCGTTTGGAGAGTCTGCAGCTTGCGACCCTACCCCTGTGGAGGGTGACCGGGTGATGGTTCCTTCGGGGGCGGTGTGGGCTAACCATGCCGGCGAGTGGGTGCAGTTGTCCCCTAGGATTGAGACGGGTTCTAAGTCGATCATGTTTGGTGGTTCGAATGTGTATGCTTACACTATCCCGTTCGAGCGGGCGTTTACTAGTCCGCCGGTTGTGGTGGCGTCTATGGGGACGGCGGCTGGGGGTACGCAGCAGATTGATGTGAAAGCCTACAATATTACTAATAAGGATTTTGGTTTGGCGTTTATTACGAATGACGGTAGCAAGCCGTCTGGTGTGCCTGCGGTTGCGAACTGGATAGCTGTGGGCGTGTGACCGTGTTGAGGCTGTGGTGGCGGCTGGTGTGATGTTGGGGGGCTGTGGTGTCGTGGTTTACTCCTGCACTGGTGGCCTCTATTTGTACCGCGTTGGCCACGGTTTTGGGTTCTGTTCAGGCTGTCACATCCAGGTCTAGGCGGCGTTTGCGCCGACTATCGGCCCAGGTGGATGCTTTGGAAGAGTATGCGTGGGGTGTGCGGCGTGAGGTTCGCCGGTTTAACGCGAGGCTTCCTGACGAGGTGGAGCCTATGCATCTTCCTGATGTGCCCGAGTTTTTGAAGGATACTGTTGATGGTGGAGGTGAGCAGGGTTGAGGGAGTTGGAGGAGGAGAAGCGGCAGCGCCGCAATTTTGAGAAGGCTTCACTGGTGTTGCTGTTTTTGTCGCTTGTACTACTGGCGGTGGTTGCTGCGGGTGCTTTGCGTTTCGGGGCTGTATCCTCTGAGCGGGATTCGGAGCAGGCGAGGGCCCAGTCGAATGGCACAGCCGCTCAGGGTTTAGCTGCCCGTGTGAAGCAGGTGTGTACCCAGGGTGGCGTGGAGTCTGTGAAGCTGCACAGGTCTGGTTTGTGTGTGGATGCTATGCGTACTGAGCGGAGTGTGCAGGGTGTGCCTGGCCCGGCTGGTGAGCGTGGCCTGCAGGGTCCTGCCGGTGTTGACGGCCGGGATGGCAGTAATGGTTCGGCTGGTGTTGTTGGCCCTGTTGGTCCGCAGGGTTCTCCTGGTTTGAATGGTGTGAAAGGTCCTGACGGGTTGCCTGGTGCGAATGGATCGGATGGTCATGATGGTGTTCCGGGCCGTGCAGGTGCTGACGGTGTGAACGGATCCGATGGTAAAGATGGCGCGAATGGCGCCGATGGTGAGCGCGGTGATGTGGGCCCTTCAGGTCCTGTCGGCCCGCAAGGTGCACAGGGTGAACGGGGTGAGCGCGGCCCCGACGGTGTGAACGGATCCGATGGTAAAGATGGCGCGAATGGCCGTTCTGTGGTGTCCGTGTACTGTTCCGGGGGGCGTCTGTTTGTGAAATATAGTGACGGTGTGGCTTCTACAATATCGGGTTCGGTGGCCTGCCAGGGTGTGAAGCCGTCGCCTATGGTAACTATATCATCCCACAAGTAAAAAGAGGAAGGGTGTTGATGGTGTTGGTGATGTTTGGGGGTGGTGTGTGGTGAGGTTTATTCCTGCAGCGCATCATTCTGCCGGATCGAATAGTCCGGTTAATAGGGTTGTGATTCACGCGACGTGCCCGGATGTGGGGTTTCCTTCCGCGTCTAGGGCGGGGCGTGCGGTGTCGACTGCGAACTATTTTGCTTCCCCATCGTCTGGTGGTTCGGCGCATTATGTTTGTGATATTAGTGAGACGGTGCAGTGCTTGTCTGAGTCTACGATTGGTTGGCATGCCCCGCCGAATCCGCATAGTTTAGGTATCGAGATTTGCGCGGATGGGGGTTCGCACGCCTCGTTTAGGATACCAGGTCATGCTTACACTCGTGAGCAGTGGCTTGACCCTAGGGTGTGGCCTGCGGTGGAGAAAGCCGCAGTGCTGTGCCGGCAGTTGTGTGACAAATATGGTGTTCCGAAAAGGAAACTGTCTGCTGCTGATTTGAAGGCCGGCAAGCGGGGTGTGTGCGGCCATGTGGATGTTACGGATGCGTGGCATCAGTCGGATCACGATGATCCGGGGCCCTGGTTTCCGTGGGACAAATTTATGGCCGTCGTCTGCGGCGGTAGTGGTAGTGAGGAGTTAACTGTGGCTGATGTGAAAGCCTTGCATGATCAGATTAAACAATTGTCTGCCCAGCTCACCGGTTCGGTGAATAAGCTGCACCACGATGTTGGTGTGGTACAGGTACAGAATGGTGATTTGGGTAAACGTGTTGATGCCCTGTCGTGGGTGAAGAATCCGGTGACGGGGAAGCTGTGGCGAACAAAAGACGCCCTGTGGAGCATCTGGTATTACGTGCTGGAGTGTCGCAGCCGCATCGATAGGCTTGAGTCTGCTGTTAACGGTTTGAAAAAGTGATGGTGGTTTGTTGTGGGTAAACAGTTTTGGTTGGGTTTGTTTGAGCGTGCCCTGAAAACTTTTATTCAAACGTTTGTTGCTGTGCTTGGGGTTACTGCGGGTGTCACGTATACTGCGGAGTCGTTTCGGGGGCTTCCGTGGGAGTCTGCCCTGATTACTGCCGGGGTGGCTGCTGTGCTGTCGGTTGCTACCTCGTTTGGTAACCCGTCGTTTGTGGCCGGCAAACCGAAAACGACGCCTGTTGTGGATGCTGGGCTTGTTCCACCCGATGATGGGGGCATGGTTGAGCCGCACTCGGTGGATGTGTCGGATCCTGGCATGATCGAGCCTATAGATGATGAGAATGTGGACTATGTGCCGAAGCGGGCGGCCGAGTCGGAGGTTGGTGTAGTGGAGTCTGCCACTATTGTGTGACAGGTGAATATATGTGTGTGCCCCAGCGGTGCTGCCACGATCGTGTGGTGGTTGCTGCTGGGGCACTATTTCTGTTTATAAGGTATGGCTATGATTTGTTGTTGTTGATGGTTTCTTCGAGCATCTGATACAAGTGGAGGCAGGCGGAGATAGTATCGTTGGCTTGGTCTAGAATGTTATCGGCCGATAACATTCTTGTGGTTGTCGCGGTGGCAGGTGATAGACCACATGATATCGTCGGCCGCCGATTGTAGTAGTTTGGCCTGGTAGGCGCTTCCGGCGAGCCAGTCTATGGCTTCCGGGCTTGCTTGTGTGTCGTCTGGCATGCCACTATTCTTGCTGTTGGTTGGTGGGTATCCTGCACTGTCGCAGCACCACAAAATTTCGCTGCACTCGTCTAGCGTGTCCTGGTCGATAGCAAGATCGTCGAGGCTGACTTCTTTGACGGTAAGGTTCACGTCATCGAGGGAGATGGGTACATGGTACTTGTTTTCGACACCGTCAACAATGTTTTCCAACTGTTGCATGTTGGTGGGCTGTTGTTGGATGATTCGGTGTACCGCTGCTTTGAGGGCTGCTTGTGGAATATTGGTTGTGTTGTTCATGGTTTTTATCCCATCCCTGTGCAGTCGTCGTTGCCGTCTGGATAGTATCTACTGTTTGCGTACCCTGTGAGGGTGATGAGTGTTTGGTCTGCCCACTGTTTCACAGTCTGCCGGGTGACTCCGAGTCGTTGGGCGGCCACCGAATAGGTTTGATCGTAGCCGTATACTTCCCTGAATGCTGCCAACCGTGCCAAGTGTTTTCGCTGTTTGGATGGCTCACAGGAGAGGGTGTAGTCGTCGATGGCGAGCTGCAGATCGATCATGGAGACGATGTTGTTTCCATGGTGTTGTGGTGCTGTTGGTGGCGGTGGCATGCCCGGCTCGACGCTCGGTTTCCATGGTTCGCCGTTCCAGATCCATTGGGCGGCTTGGATGATGTCTGCGGTGGTGTAGGTTTGGTTCACTGGTCATCCCCTGAACAGGTTGTCGAGGTTGTCGGGGTTGCTGGTGTTGGTGGTGTCGAAGCGTCCGACGCAGTGGCAGTAGTCGTACATGAGTTTGATGATGTGTTGGTGGTCGCCGAGGTATGTGTTTCCGCTGATGCTGTAGGTGGCTGTGCCGTCTTTGCTGATAGTGTATTTGGCGGTGATTGTTTCGGATGTTTCTGTGTTGGTGATGATTGCTGTGGTGGTGGTGCCTACGGTTTGGAGTATGGTGGTTTGGGTTCCGTCGTCGAGGATGGTTTTAACCATGAGGGGTTCTCCTTTTAAATGCTGGTTTGGTTGTCGGCTAGATGAATAATATCGGATAAAGGTTTCGGCTGGTCTAGGTGTTGTATGGTTTTGTTGGCTAGCCGTTTGGCTACCCTGTAACACATTTTGGTGTAGTGTTTGTTGTCTAGGTTGTGGTATTGTTCCCGCACCGCAATGTAGAGTAGGCTGTCTTGGTACAGGTCGTCTGCACTGATTGCGGGGTAGTGTGTGGCTACTTTGGTGCATGCCCGGTTGAGTGTGCGAAGATGATGGTCTGTGGCCCACACCCATGATGCGGTGGTGGCCAGGTCTGCTTTTGTTGGTCGTCTGCTCATGGCACTATTACCTGGCTATCTGGTAGTTGTTTGGTGTTTTGTTGTTGATAGTGTAGCACACGAGTCCGGGGTTGCCGGTGGTGCCTGTGCGGTGCCGGTACCAGACGGATTCTCCTTCCATGGATGGGCATTGGATGAAGGTGCGTTGTCCTTGTTCGGAGATTTCTAGGTGGTGTCGGTGGCCTGCCATGAGGATGTGGGATGTGGTGCCGTTGTGGAATTCTTGGCCGCGCCACCATTCGTACTGTTTGCCGGTTTTCCATTGGTGGCCGTGGGCGTGCAGGATTTGTGTACCGGCCACATCGACGGTGGTGGTCATTTCGTCCCGGCTGGGGAAGTGGAAGTGAAGGTTGGGATATTGGTTGTTGAGCTGGTAGGCTTCTGCGATGGCCCGGCAGCAGTCTACATCGAAGGAGTCGTCGTAGGTGGTGACGCCTTTACCGAAGCGCACGGCTTCGCCGTGGTTGCCGGGAATGGATGTGATGGTGACGTTGGCGCAGTGGTCGAACATGTGGACGAGTTGCATCATGGCCATGCGGGTGAGCCTGATTTGTTCCGTCAAGGGTGTTTGTGTGCGCCACGCGTTGTTGCCTCCTTGTGACACGTATCCTTCGATCATGTCGCCGAGGAAGGCGATGTGGACTCGTTCGGGTTTTCCGGCTTGCCGCCAGTAGTGTTTTGCGGCTATGAGGGAGTGCAAATAGTCGTCGGCGAAGTGTGATGTTTCTCCGCCGGGGATGCCTTTGCCGATTTGGAAGTCTCCTGCCCCGATGACGAAGGCAGCATTGCTATAGTCGGTGTGGGTGTCCTGTTCGGGTTTTGGTGGCTGCCAGTCGGCTAGTTTATCAACGAGTTCGTCGACAGGGTGCGGGTTTGTTGCGGGTTGGTGGTCGATGATTTTTTGTATTGATCGGCCTGTTTCTCCGTTGGGGAGTGTCCATTCGGAGATGCGGGTGCGCCTGACTGTGCCGTTGGCTAGATCGTCGTCGATGGTGTCGATGGCGTTGTCGTGTTTGGCGAGCTGGGTGAGTAGCCTGTCAATGTTGTCGATCATTGGTTGTCATCTCCTTTCTTGTGGTTGAGTTTGCGGCGATAGTCTTTAATAACGGTGGCGGAGATGGGGTATCCGGCTTGGGTGAGCTGTTTTGCTAGCCACGAGGCGGGGATGGTTTTGTCTGCGAGCACGTCTGCAGCCTTGTTGCCGTAGCGTTGAATAAGGGTTTCAGTTTTGGTTGCCATGATATCCTAGTGGTTGTGTGGCGGGCTGCCATCCTGTGCGGCAGTCGCCGTCGTGTCCTGGTTTACGGGTGCACCATGTGATGGTGCCGTCTGTGTGGTTGAGTGTTTTTCCGCACATGACGTTTTGTAGATGCTCCGGCAGCTGGTCGGTGTTGTTGCTGGTCTGTGTGTCGAAGAGTGTTTTCTTGTTGGTGAAATGCTCTGACACGGTGCCGTTATGTACGGGTAGTATCCATGTTTTCCATTGTTGTTGTAGCCGGGTGTTCCAGTGGAATTGTTTGGCCGCGTTTTCGGCCTGTTTTAAGGTTTTGTAGTAGCCGACTAGTATGCGTTGATGCTGCTGGTCGGGAGGGTTTTGGCCTCGCCAGTATTGTGCCGCCACGGCGTAGCGGTTGCTGGCTGTGAAGGCGTCCCAGCAGTATTCTATGATGTGTTGCAATACTGTGTCTGGCAGGCTGTCAGGGTTGATGGTGGTGTTTTGGGTGATAATGTCACGAACGGCTTGCCGGTTTCGGGTGGTGGGTTTGAACGAGATGCTCACGATAGTGCCGGCTGGTCGTCTTGCATGAACTGGTTGAAGGTGTTGTTCCCGGCGTGTTGGGCTTGTGTGATTTGCTGGTCGGTCCAGTATGGGTGTTGCTGTTTCAGATAGTGCCAGTGGCACGCGTTGTAGGTTTCGTTTTGTAGCCGGGTGAGATGGTTGTCGGTGATGATTTGTTTCCACATTGTCCATGACACGTCGAGCCGGTCGAGGATTTCGAGGGCGGGAATGTTGAATTGGTTGAGGAAAAGTATTTCGTGGGTGTAGTAGTTTTTCTCGTAGGCGTCCCATCCGCTTCGGTGCCTGTTGGGCTGGTTTTTGGGGTAGGCTTCCCGGCATACTTTGTGCAAATGTTTGGCCATGTCGTCGGGTAGTTTAATGTCGGGGTTGGCGCGGATCATGGATCGCATCCCATCATAGGTGGTGCCCCAGGTGTGCATGATGTAGGTGGGGTCTTCTCCGTCGGCCCATTTTTCTGCACAAATGGCGAGGCGGATACGCCTCCTGGCTGCTTGGCTGGTGTTGCGCCGGTTGGGGATTGGGCACGTGTCGAGGGGATCCATGATGTTTTAGTGTACCTTTCTTGGTTTGGGTTGCTTGTCTGGTTTTATTGTAGCACTGTGTTGAGGGCTTGTGTCAACCCTGTTTTGCCGGCCTGCAGGTATGTGTCTGTGACATCCCCCAGGGTGAGGGGCACATGAGTGGCTTGGGGGAGTGCGGTTTGGAGGGTTTGGGCCATCTTGTCTCCCGCTTTGTCTGGGTCGGACCAGATGTAAACATGGTCGTAGCCTTCAAAAAATTTGGTCCAAAAAGTTTGCCACGAGGTGGCACCAGGTATGGCGACGGCCGACCATCCGCATTGTTCGAGGATCATGGAGTCGAATTCGCCTTCACAAATGTGCATTTCGGCTGCCGGGTTGGCCATGGCAGCCATGTTGTAGATGGATCCTGTATCCCCGGCCGGGGTTAAGTATTTGGGGTGGTTGTGGGTTTTGCAGTCGTGCGAGAGGGAGCAGCGGAAACGCATTTTTCGTATCTCGGCTGGCCGCCTCCAAACGGGGTACATGTAGGGGATGGTGATGCACTGATTGTAGTCTTCGTGGCCGGGGATGGGGTCATTGTCGATGTATCCAAGGTGGTGGTAGCGGGCTGTTTCTTCGCTGATGCCTCTTGCCGAGAGAAGGTCGAGAATGTTTTCGAGGTGTGTTTCGTAGCGGGCCGAGGCTTTCTGGATTCGGCGGCGTTCCGCAATGTTGTATGGGCGTATGCTGTCGTACATTCGGGTTTTCTTCTTCTAATCGTTGTTGTAGTTTGGCGAGGCCTCCTCCGACACCGCATGTGTGGCAGTACCAGACGCCCTTGTCGAGGTTGATGCTCATGGAGGGCTGGTGGTCGTCGTGGAGTGGGCAGAGGATGTGTTGCTCGTTTTTGGACGGGTTGTAGCGGATGCGATACCGGTCGAGGAGGCGGCAGGTGTCAGAGGTGTGGGAGGAGTTCTGTGAGGGTTGATACCACATAGGCTTCACTCCATGGCTTGTTGCGCTGTTTCATCACGACGAGTCCGATGGTGGACTGGTTTTCGCGGTTTCGGTGTGTTTCGTAGTTGCGTGCCTCCCGGCTGGCTTGTTTCACGAATTCGGCGAGATGCTGCTGCCCAGCTTTCGCCTCTATCACATAGGTTTTGTGGCCGGTTGTGAGGATGAGGTCGCCTTCGTCTTCACGGCCGTTAAGGTGGAGGCGTTCTATATCGTGGCCGGTGTCGCGTAGCTGGTGCAATAATCGTGTTTCCCATTCTGCGCCCGCCCGGCGGTTGCGTGCCTGCTGTGAAGCCATCATAGTCCTTTGTGTGTTGCGGTCATGTTCCAGGGCTGTTTTTCGACTAGGGGCCCGAAGAATGTGTATTCGGGGTATGCCCGTAGCCGTTCGTATCGGGTGCCGTCTGGGCTGGATTTGCCGGTGCGCTGTTTCAGCACGGCGATGCGTGCCTCGGCTGGTATCGATAGCCCGTTGCCGTTATCTTCGCCACCATAGAGCGATACTCCGAGGATGAGTTGTGGTTTTTCGGAGAGGCCGTTTTTGATTTCTCGCCGGGCTGGCGGGTGTTCGATGTCGGTTCCGGTTTTGTCGGTTGCGTGGTGGGTGACGATGATAGTGGAGCCTGTGTCGCGGCTGAGGGCGGTGATCCATTGCATGGCTTCTTGTTGGGCTTGGTAGTCGGATTCGCAGTCTTGGATGTCCATCAGGTTGTCGATGACGATGATGGGTGGGAAGGTGTTCCACATTTCCATGTAGGCTTGTAATTCCATGGTGATGTCGGTCCATGTGATGGGTGACTGGAATGAGAATGTGATGTGTTGGCCGTGGTGGATGCTGTCTCGATAGTATTCTGGCCCGTAGTCGTCGATGTTTTGTTGTATCTGGGCGGTGGTGTGTTGGGTGTTGAGTGAGATGATTCGTGTGGAGGCCTCCCAGGGTGTCATGTCCCCTGAAATATATAGGGCGGGCTGGTTGAGCATTGCGGTGATGAACATGGCTAGCCCGGATTTTTGGCTGCCGGACCGCCCCGCAATCATGACGAGATCCCCTTTGTGGATGCGCATGTCCAGGTTGCGGTAGAGGGGGTCTAGCTGGGGTATGCGGGGCAGCTCGGCGGCGGTTTGGGAGGCTCTCTCGAAGGATCGTTGTAGAGAGAGCATCGGGACCTTATCTATCTATCGGTTGGTTGTGGGTGGTCAGATGGAGTCGATATCGATATCAGCAGAGGCGGAAATGTCATCTAGCTGGCCATTATCGCGCTTGTCTACGTATTCGGCAACCTTATCGTAGATGGCGTCATCAAGGGGTTTGAGCACGACCGCGTTGAAGCCGTTTTTGGTGCGCACGGTGGCGAGTTTGAAGGCCTGCTCCTCGCCAAGGTATGCCTCTAGATCGCGGATCATGGAGTGTGGGCGGTCGTTGCTGCCTCGCGCTTTCTCAATAATAGCGTTGGGGATGGTTTCTGGGGTGCCGTTGTTGAGGTCGTCGAGGGTGTTGAAGATAGTAACGTCGGCGTAGATGCGGTCTGCGACCTGTCCGCCGTAGCCTTCGGTGTTGTGTTCTACGTCGTGGACTTTGAAGGCGATGGCGGTGGCGTCCTGGTTTTTAGACGGGTTAAAGAAGGTGCTGCTGTTACTGCTGTTGCGGTAGTTGGCGAGTCCCATGACTATGTGATCCTTTACTGTTTGTGTTGTTTTGTTGGTTTGTGTCGGTTTTATCGGGTGAGGCTGTTTCGTTTAGTGCGGAAGGCCTCTGACACGTCACTGTTGCTGGTGATGATCTTCTTGTACTGTTTGAGGAGGTCTGCTAGTTGTGCTTTGCTTGTTGCGTTGTTGATTTTGTCGATGATGATGTGGTTTTCTTGTGATGCGATGTTGTTGACGTAGTCTTTGGCTGCCTGGTTGTATCGGTCTTGGAGGATGATGGCTGCGCTAGCTATGAGGGTTGCGAGGTCCCAGTCTTTGGATACTGTGTCGTCTTTCAATCCTCCTAGCAGATCAATAATGGATTGTTTTACTTGGTCTGCCGTGTCGCCTCGGATGACTGTCCAGGGTGCGGCATAGTCGCCACCATATTTGAGTGTGATAGTCATCCTCTCGCTGTCTGTGGTGTGCTCGTCGGTCACTTGTTTTCCTTTTCTTTGTTGTCTGTTTCTGGTGGCTGTACGACGGATTCTATCGGGTACCTGTACGAGTCTTTGCCGTTGACGGCCCAGCAGGCGTCTTGTACGGGGCATCCTTTGCAGAGTGTTGTGACGTGTGGGACGAAGATGCCTTCACTGATTCCTTTCATTGCTTGACTGTACATGGATGATACATGCCGGTAGGTGTTGTTGTCAAGATCGTACAGTTCGGTTGCTGTGCCCTGGGTTTGCGTGGTGGTGTCATTGCGGCTGCTGGCGGGTGTCCAAAACATGCCTTTCGTCACATCTTTGCCGTGTTGGTTGAGCATGTACCGGTAGGTGTGCAGCTGCATGCTGTCTGCTGGTAGACGGCCGGTTTTGAGGTCGAGGATGAATGTTTCGCCGGTGTCTGTGTTGGTGAAGACTCGGTCAATATATCCGACTATTTTTGTGTCATCGTCGAGGATGGTTTCTACCGGGTATTCGATGCCCGGCTCGCCATCAATAACAGCGATAGCATATTCGGGGTGACTGTTTCGCCAGTGTTTCCACCTGTCCACAAAGACTTGGCCGTAGAGCATCCACCAGTCGTAGTCTTTTTTGTGTGGCCCGCCCGACTCGCACATGTTTTTGCACACTCTGCCGGAGGGTTTGATTTCTGTGCCTTCGGATTCGGCGAGGGCGACTTGTGTTGCGAAAACGTTTTTGAAGGATGAGAGTTTGTCTGGTAGTGCAGGATATTCGGTGGGGTTGTACAGGTGGAGGTCGTACGGTTCGGTGATATGGTGTATGGCGCTTCCGGCGATGGTGGCATACCAGGTATGGTGCTGTGCATGGTAGCCGTGTGAGAGGCGCCATTTTTCTCCGCATTCGGCCCACTGAGAGAGTGAACTGTAGGAGATGTGGCCTGGGTGATTGATGGTTTTGGTGTATTTTGCTAGGCTCATTGCTGGTCTCCTGTGGCGGGCCATTGTGGACGGTCATCGACGCCCGCATCGTGTAGCTGCCAAGCCAATAGTGCGAGGCAGTGCCAGGCTGCATGCGCCAAATGCGGTAGCCCGGATTCGTGGTCGAGGTTGTTGCCTTGCTGCCAAGATAGCACGTGCCGATAGAGGGCGTCAAGTGAATAACTCCACGGGTATCCTCCGGTCCAGTTGTTGTCGCCGTATTTGGTGGCACCGTAGCCGGCAACCTCGCCGAGAGTGTGCAAGGCTGCGGGGTCGATGAGGGAGAGCCTGCAGAGTTTGAATTCTTTTCGGGCACCGGTGTTGGGGTCGGTGTACATGCGGGTTGGCTCATCCATGGGTGTGTGCGCCTTTCTAGGGGGGGTGGGTTACTGGTTGTTGTCGTGGGCGAGTGCGACGGCGAGGATGATGATGGCGAGGGTTTCAGCAATCAGGATTGGTGTTGTGATCATTTGTGGTCTTTGGGCTGGTAGGTGAGTGTTGATGCACCCAGGAGAGTGGCGAGGGCGCATGCGGCAATAATGGCGAGGGCGGCTTTGTGTGGGGTGCCGGTGGCGTACATCCATGTGATGATGCCGCCTTGGATCCAGGCGAGGCTGGTGAAGAAGGTTTCGTAGCTGTGCAGCTCAATGTTGTTGGTGTGTGTGTTCATGCTTGCTCCTGAAGAATGGTGTTAATGGTTTTATAAATGTTGTACAGGTCGGTTTCAATAGATAGCAGTTGGTGGATTTCGTGGTCGAGGTTGATGTCTGGGTTGAGTTGGTTGATGCGGGATGCGATGTCGGTGGCTGTGCGTAGTGTGCCGCCGGTGTGGTGAATAATGTGTGCCGTGTCGGCTAGTCCGGTGGTGATGGCATAGTGGGAGAGTAGGGGCATGGCGGTCCTTGGCGGGTTACTGTTGCGGGTTGATGTTGAGGTCGGTGACGTTGGGGTGGTCTTCTGTTCCTGTGACGAGGCAGTGGACGGTGACTGGGAGTTTGGATGCGCCGGACTGTTTCATGGTTGCACCGTAGACGATGCTGAATGTGTCTTTACCGATGGTTTTGTGGAGTTGGAGGTCGATGTCGGGGCTGCCGTTCCAGTTGACGCCGTGTGCGGCGGCTTTCTGTTCGGCTTTGCGGTTGCAGGTGTGTGCTGCCGTAATCATGGTGAGTCCGGTTGCCGTTTCTTCGCCGCGCTGCCTGGCTAGCTGATGGGTTTTCTTTTGTTCGGCTTGTAGGGATTTGGTGGCTGCGGCCTGTTTTGCGGCTTTCTCGGCTTTGCGCTGTTGGGCGGTTTCAGGTGTCCATGTGGTGTTGGCTGTGGTGGCCTGTGGGGCCGGCTGTGATGCGAGTGGCGGATTGTCGTCGGGTGCCGGCAGGAAGGAGCATGCGGCAATAATGGCGGCTGTGATTCCGGCGATGGTGTAGCCGTTTTTCTTGTTCATGGCTTTGTGTTCCCCTTTCCGGGGTGTTGTTCGTTGCTGACATGATCAATGATGGTGTGGGGGTTGTCTGATGTCAAGTGTACGCTCAACGATTGTGAGCGTTTGGTGTGTGGCTTGGGATTTTATCGGGCGAACAGGGTGAGTAGGTGGCCAACATTAATGCGGCTTACGTTCCAGTAGAGTTGTGTGGCTTCACCCCCGGTGAGCGGCTTCCACTTGTTGTGGCTGTATACGGTGCCGTCGGTTGCGATGAACGTGTCAGGGCGTAGCTTGTGGAGTTCGGCTTCTACATTCTGCCGGTAGGCTTCGGCGAGGCCCTCAAAATCCAGGCGGTCGCAGGGGAGGTTTTCGAGGCGTGTCAGGTCGAAGGGTGTGGGGCAGTCGTAACTAGCGGGGCTGTAGAGCTGGGTGAAGTGGTTGGCGATCTTCTGCATCATGGTTCCTTTTCTAACGTGGTGGGTTGGTGGTGTTATCGGGTGGCTGTGGCAATAATGGCGTCTACATCGATCATGTCGATGAGATCGTGGAGTTCCTCAGCCTCATCCGCGGTGAGTGGCTGCCAATCCTGGGGTCCGTATATGGCGCCGTCGAGGGTGACAGTCCACAGGGGCCGGATGAGCCGTATGGCTTCTTGTACTTTAGCGTGGTATATGCGGCGCACCATATCCAGATCGATGTCGTCTGAATGGTTTCCGGTGAGGCCGTGGAGGCTGAGCGGGTCGATTTCTGTCTGCCTGTAGAGGCTGGTGAAGGATGGGGTGATGAGTGTGCCATCCATGGGGGTTGCTCCTTTCTGGATTGTTTGGGTTGGTTGTTGTAGTTTCTAGGGTGTGTAGGTTGTGACCCACAGTCAAGGCTGCGCTCATTCGGATTGAGTGTTTCATGCTGGAGTGTCGGGTGTGACAGATGTCACTGAAGCCTTTATTGCCTCTCTCGGCGTCTCAAATCTTCTAGGGGTAGGATTATGCAGGGTTGACCCTGCTGATCGATTCTAGGGCTCTTGTGGTGTTGTCTCGGGGGTATGTCTGGGTGATAGCAGGTGCGGCAGATGACCCAGCGGTTCGAAATAGGCCTGCATCGCAAAGGTTGAAGTACAATATCTGGACATTGGATCTACATACCTACATGTGTGGGATAGACCACACTCTCCTAGCATAGTGTGCCCTCTCAAGGCCACTCTGCCGATCTAGCGTAGAGGGTGTAGCCCAGAAATACCGTTTAAAGCCTCCACACGGCGCCTAGGAGCGCCTTTCAGGGTGGGGGATAGGTATTTATACCCCTAGCACATTCTGATCGATTCTAGACGCCTACAGGAGACTTATACGCGACCAGTAGTCCAGACGCAGAGCATCAGCCCCTATCCTGGTTAGCTAAGCCTCCACTATGTGGACAGTGTTGGATGCTATGGGGAAAGAAGGACACGGTAAAAGAAAGAAGGGGGAGCATCAGCCTTCACACCTGAGGTACTTAAGTTCACCTTAGGGTCTTAGCACCGAGCCCCTTGAGGGGGCTCGGCATCAGCCTGACAGCCAGAGCAGGCACAACCCGGAAAGGGGTACACGCCATCAGGGAAGGCTTGAGAGTACGAGGAGCCCTAGCGACGAGTACTCGAAAGCCTGAGGGAAGACCATCAGCACATCAGCGCCTAGCGTGTTCGGAAAGGACACGGGTCAAGTGTGACAGTCTTACCGGGAGCTAAACCCCTAGCTGGAAGGGGTTTAGCCTTAACAGCCCTCAAAGGCTACAAGACTCTAAGAAAATTTAAGGAAAAGTTTAGGTTTGATTTTTGGACCTTTACCACCAAAAACACCCGTTTACACCCCTCAAATCCGCCTATAGAGCCAAACGCCGGTGTTGAGGGTATCTCCACCCAGTGTGATAGGCTGGACAGGTAGCCAGCTGGACGCAAGGCCAGAAAGTGCTGACGCACTTCCCGACCTTGCTTACCATCAGTCTACCAAACACTTAAAGACCTTAAGGCTTAGCGCTAAGCCACTCAGCACTGAACACCGAGCCCCTTGAGGGGGCTCGGCATCAGTCCTAAGAGCTTAGCTCCTAAAGTTACTATAAAAGCTTTAAACACTTTAAGTAACTATAAAGCTTTAAAGTCTTAAAGTAAATATATAACCTTAACACCTAAGTTAAGTATAAAACCTTAAAAGCTAAGCACTTAAGGATATAAACTTAACATAAGTGTTTAAGACTTTAAAACTTAAAACAACTATAAAGACTTAAAGACTTATAAGCTTTAATACTTAAAGTAACCATAAGACTTTAAAGACCTTAAGTACTTAAAGTTAAACATCAGTCTTAAACTTTAATATTATAACCTATAAGTCTTAAAGCTTATAGGTTATAATATAATATAAGTTATAAAAGTTTTAGAAGAGCTAAGGGGTTAACTTCTTTACTTCTCTACTCTCTTTGGTTCTTTCTCTCTTCTCTTCTTTTCTTCATCAGGGAAGAAGAGGAACCTTTATCATCAGCGCCGATGGGCTTTTACCGTGTGACTCGTGTACCACCGGTCGCACGCTCCCGGTTGCACACTCCCTACACTCTTACACCCGTGTACTTTAAGCTTAGCGTGTTTCACTTCAGGCGTACGGCGTGTCACGCTAACACCCTTAACATTAGGTAAGACTTAAAGTGTATATTATATGTAGAAGATTTTAAAAACTTTGAGAGTGTACACTTTTCGGCTGTGTCCTACAGCGCTAGGCGCCAAGCGCTAAGCTGGAAACGCTTACACCTTCCCCCTTTTTCTTCCGTGTCCTTCTTCTTTTTGACACCGCTGGGGGGGGGGCGATGTGATCTTTCTCACATGCCAGGGGGTGTGGGTAGAAAACATCCACCCCGGCACATTCACAACCTCCCGTCAAACGAACAAAACAGCCCCTATAATCGATTAGCAGGGCAAGGGTAAGGTATTCATACCCCCAAACGATTCCAGGCTGTTACAGAGGCAAACAAGTACCATAGAGGCGCAGTCGGGGAGTAGAGGCGTAATGGCACACACTAACCGCACCGCATCCTCCGCCCACCGACGCTGGCGGCAACGACTCATCACCCAAGCCAAACAGCAAGGCCAAACCGAATGCCCACTCTGCGGAGTCACCATCACCTGGGACACCCACCAGCTACCAACCAGCCCCGAAGCCGACCACATCACACCCGTCAGCCGGGGAGGACTCAACACCCTCGACAACGGGCAAATCATCTGCAGAACATGCAACAGAAGCAAAGGCAACAGAACACAACCAAACATCAAACTCCAACAACAAACCACAAAAACATTGATTCCATGGTGACAAAACCGCCAACCCCCACCGGGGACACCCCCTGCACAGGCGTGCAAGACCTCGTACGGCTT